ATTGTCTTAGAAAATTGTGTAGAGACAAAATTTAAGAGGTTGATGCTGTTTGGGAATAGTGCACAAGGAGAAAATCCAAGCATTGAATCTCCAAAAGAAATAAAAAATAGTGGGAAGTATGATGAAGTAAGTGGAAAATATGTGATTGATGTGAGTGTAACAGGGAAGAATTTATTTGATATCTCTAAAAATAAATATAAATGTGACGAAGAAAAAATCTGTATACCATCGAAATCTTTAGTAGAATTTAATATTACAGCTGGGATTACATTTGAAGAAAAAACAGCGTATTTTCTGTCTTGGGAATCTTATATAATTACAAAACCGAATGGTTACTGGACTCCGATTTTTGGAGTTGAATATACCGATAAAACAAGGGAAGAGTTTTATATGCATCTTTCCAAGAATGGGGCTAAAACAAATGCAAATAAAACGATAAAATATGTATATATACGGAACCCTTGGTCTGTTGGAACTGATATAAGTCGAATACAAATCGAAAAAGGTAATGAACGGACAGAATACGAACCATACCACGAACCGCAGACCGTAAAGATACAACTCAACGAACCGTTACGAGGAATCGGAGAATATAAAGATGTTATCACAAAAGATGGGATTGTGAGAAATATTTTGCAAGTAAGGATTGCTGATTATTTACAAAAGGCTATATATGGAAAGCCAGGCGGAAGATACATTTTTTCGGCAGTGCCTAATTGTTATATAAACTATGACAGAAAACGGTGCATGTCGAATGTCGGATTTACAACAAACCAAGAGAATATAGCATATATGCTAGTACCGTATTTAGATAATTTTAAACTTGTAGTATCTGACGATGATACGGTAGAAACAATCCGAGAGAAAGTGAAAGATATGGTTGTTGCATACACTGTAAAAGAACCGATTTTAGAACCGTTTGAAAATAGTTTAGAAAGTCTACACACAAATGATGGAACTACTATCATAACCGTGGATAGTGGAGAAGTAGAAACAGGAATTGAAGTGGAATATGCTATAAAGAATTGACACAGAAAGGAAGTGACTTATGAATAAGAAGTTTGGAAAATTAGAGGACGGAAATCTGATTTACGCGCCATCCGTACTTATCGTAGAGGACAAGCAAATCATATCCCCGTCTGAATCGGATTACCTTGAAAATGGCTATCTGCCTATTGTGCTAGGAATCGACTTGGAATACAAAGAGGGATTTGAAATTGTAACGTCTTACATGATCGTAGAGACGGAAGAAGAATCTGATATACAAAGGCACATTGAACGAGTGCAAGAATACAAAGCACTACCACCGTTACCACCACAGCAACCGACTCTTGAAGAGAGGGTTGCGAGTGTCGAGGGAGAGACGGAGATATTAACACAAGCTAATAGCGAATTAACAGCAACAGTAGACAGTATTTTAACGGACGTGTTACCGTCCTTAATGGGAATGTAAAAGGAGAAGGAGAAATGAATATGAGTACATTTATCGCAGAAAGAATTATGGAACAAGCAGACAGAAGCGTTGAAGCTGGACAAAACAAATACAGAGCGTACTTTGTTAAAACGAAGCTGTATGAAAAATGGAGAAATGATGTAGAAACAATTCTTATTACAGACGGGTACGAGGAATGTATCGTTGCAGAATAGAGGTGGTAATAGTGGAAATCAGAGCGAGACCGTAAGGGTCTTTTTATTTTGCGGTTTTTTAAACAGAGAAAGGGAAGTGAGGTATATGAAGAAAATGGATAAGTTATTTAATTGGATTAGCATCGCATCCGGAACGGTTGGAGGATTTATTGTGTACTGGCTTGGAGGATGGGATACATTACTTAAAACGATTGTATTTCTTGCAATCGTAGACTATACTACAGGAATCATAAAGGCGGTTTACACAAAAGAGCTGTCCTCGGAAATTGGATTCAAGGGGCTGTTGAAGAAGATTGTAATGTTTATCGTAATTGCGGTAGCATTTGCGATTCAGGAGCTGCTTGGAGGAAAGGTACCGCTTCGTGAGGTTGTGATTATGTTCTATATTGCAAATGAAGCGCTTAGCCTTTTGGAGAACGCAGCAGTATTTATTCCGATTCCGGAGAAGTTAAAAGAGGTTTTATTGCAGTTAAGAGAAAAAGATACAGAGGATTCAGAGGGCGAATAATCGTCCTCTGCACATACATTATAAAGAAAAGGAGATTTTATTATGGCAGTAAATGTAAGACAATTATTAGTATCAGGAAGTAAATACAATATCAAATGTCCGTACCAAATGGTTGCGGATACAATCACGGTGCACAACACATACAATGACGCCACTGCTGAGAACGAAGTAAAGTACATGATTGGGAACAGCAATCAGGTAAGTTTCCACGTTGCTGTGGATGACAAAGAAGCGGTACAGGGAATTCCGTTCGACCGGAATGCATGGCATGCCGGAGACGGAAATGGAAGAGGAAACAGAAACTCGATTGCAGTAGAAATCTGTTATAGTAAATCCGGCGGAGACCGCTTTGTGAAAGCAGAGAGAAATGCCGCGGAACTGATCGCCGGAATGCTCAAAGAGCGTGGATGGGGAATTGACAAGGTGAAGAAACACCAAGACTGGAGTGGAAAATATTGTCCACACAGAACACTTGATATGGGCTGGCAGAGATTTCTTGATATGGTGTCGTCTTTCCTTGCAGGGGAAGTTCCGCCAGTATCCACGCCGGATCCATCGAAACCAGTTCCGCAAAATGAAAATAAAAAAATTGACGTAGAGTATGCAGTTATGATTGAGGGTGGAAGAACGCTCCCGTTTGTAAAAAATGTGGAAGATTATGCTGGACTTCCTGGAAAGAAAATTGTAGGGCTTGCGATGCGAGTGAACAATGGAGCATCCATTAAATACAGAATTACGACTGTAAACGGAAAGACATATCCATTTGTAACAGGATGCGATTGGTCAGATGCAGTTAATGGTTATGCAGGTGACGGTAAAAATGCAATTGCAAAAGTAGAATGCTACTTGTATTCTCCAAATTCAGACAAATATATCTTTTACAAAGTTGCTCCTGTCGGAAGAGGATATTACCCACCTCAGAGAGACATGGACAAAGGAAATGGAATGGATGGATATGCAGGTGTTTCAGGAACAGCAATCGACAAATTCCAAGCGTGGATTGAGTAATAACACAGCCCCACCTCTTCTGAGATGGGGCAAAATTCTATTTTTCGTTCTCTAATTTGTATCGCATAAGGTTTAGTAAATAATCCGGGCATTTGCGTTCGTCGCCTTTCCACCCTTGCAAAGTTCTGTAAGGTATCCCGAAATACTCGCTAAACTGTTTCAAATTCATTCCGGATTGTTCTAATAGTTCTTTAAATTCCATTTTTCTTCCCCCATACCATTCCAATTTGATCTAATTTCTCGATTTGTTCTTGTGTAATTTTCCTTCCGTTTTCCGGATGGTTTTTCGCTTGCCTTTGGTTTACAAGCCACTGTCCTATTTTGTGTCCATTCATCTCGAAGGTACTTGCCATTTTTAAATTTCCGTGAATATTAAAGTATTCTTCTGCAAGCTCGTACCATTGTTCCCATGTTAGATTATCTCTTATTCTCCACTCGATCCCAATATTTTCGAGTTGCTGGATCCGTTTTTCATCCAAGCGCCCTTTGCTGTTTTTGCAATATATGTTCCTTAGATTTGTTATCCATGTGCCTAACGCAAAGCCTTTCTCATCCACGTAATTCGGAGGCACTCTTAAATCCCCGAATTTTTCATAATATTCTTTCGCCCGACTAAATTTATAGTCGAAAGAATGTGCATTCCTGCTTTCGGTAACTTTTAAAATGCCAGTTTGTTGCAAGAGCTCCTTTCTCCATTTTGGCAGATTTGAATAATTATGTTTCTGCTGTGCGATAAAAAGATAATCACTAGATCGGACTTCGATTTCTTCTTTTGCTCTTATCTTCTTATAAATTTTTTCGACGCGATTAGTGAAATGCTCGTCATGTCTGGAAAGATTAACAGAGCGTAGAAGATTGAAATCGATTTCTTTTTCTTTGATGGAATGGTACCAATCAAGAAAATTCCCATACAGTTTTTCTTCTGCAATCTTGCGAATCTCCGCAGCATCCTCTTTCTTATCGTATCTTCCAAGGTTATAATACTTTCCTTGGAAAACTATCTGAGCAACCCATTTCTGCCTTTCCTTGTCCCAACTAACCCCTTTGATACCGGAAGTGTTGTTTTTAGGTTTTTTGGCTGTTAGATTATTCACGTTCGTATTTTCGATGCAGAAATTATCTTTTATATATTTTCCTGCTTTTTTCCCATTTTTTCGACTGGTTTCTGTTCTTAAGCAGCCGCAGCTATTAATTCTGCCGAGAATAAGCTCGGAAACCCCGACATATGTTGTGTTGCCACAAGAACACTTGCATTCCCAAATAGTAGCACCGTTGGAAGTTTTTCTATCTGTTGGTCGGATAGCTGTAAGTCTTCCGAATGTTTGTCCAGTAATATCCTTACTTTTCGTGTAATTGTTCTTAGCGTTGTAACAACCACAAGAAACAACTTTGGGATTGTCTATTTGGTCTTTTCGCATCCATTTTTGTTTCTTGCAAAACGGACACACCGCAAGAAGATATGTCCGTCTATTTTCACGTTTCCAGTCGAGAATTTTGAATCCTTTAATTTCAGTCCCGACTAGGTCAGAAGCTTTTGTTCTAGCCATTTCGTCTCCTTATCTCATCCAAACGTCTGCGATGCATCCGTCTTCGTCGAGAGAGAAGTAGAACTCTGTCGCGTCTTTTGTGTCGATATAAGCAATTTTGTCGTATCCGGCATTGTTGCTATCGCCTACGTACACGCAGTTTTCTTCGTTTTCTTCAAAATCCTCAAATGCACAGATAATTTCATCTGCATCAAATTCTGTTCCAACAAGTTTCTTTAAGTTATCTAATACCATTTCCTTTGTCATTTTTCGTTACCTTACCGCTTGTCATGTGCGGTTCCTTTCTTTATTTTGTATTATCTCCCCGTCTCGCCGTTAGGTCAGCAATTCATTACATTTCTACGAAGTTAGATTTTTTATTGTTTGAATATTTGCTCATCCAAGACATCTTGTAATACGCTCTTGTTCTCCCGTATCCATTCCAAATATTCCAAGTAACAACTCCGTTGTCTTCGTGCCATTCTTTTTTTAATGCGATTTCTTTTTTGGCAATCACCCAGGAGAATTTCAACGCTTCTGAAAATTTAACTCCTGATTTTTTCACGATTTCCCATGCTCTTTTCATAATGTTTGATAAGTTGTATTTTTTCATTTTCGTTATCTCCTTTGCTTTGTTTTTTCTTTACCTTATATCTGTATTATACGCTCATTGAGCGTATAAGTCAATAGCAAATTTAAAATAATTTGACAAAATTACACACATGGAATATATTGTAACCAAAGATATAAAAGAGACCGTTCCTTGAAGATTAGGAGCGGTTTCTTCTATAATATTGTATCATCTTTATTTGTAAAAGTATTAGTTGTATGTTGTTACAAAAAGGTCATCCAGTTCGGACATTGGACACGCCTGCCGTCACAGTATTGAGTCAAAATTGGCTGCCTGACATTTGGACGGGACAGATAGCTTGCAAACTGCTCATCTACGATTTCTGAGATTGTATCAAAGACGTTACGCTCCGGAATCCATTTGTGGTCGAAGGCAGTTGAGGAAGTGATTGTAAAGTCGTATCCTTGATTTCTGTACCCCGGAATCAATACTTATTCGGGGTTATAGAAATCTCATTATCAACGAATTAGTCATTAAAAATGAAGGAAAAATCAAATAAAATGACTATTTCAGATCAATAAAAAATCAATTTGTCAGACCTTTTAGAGTTTGATATAATGACAGTAACAAAAGAGTGTTTAGTTGTAGAAAAGAGGAACTTACGTGGAGCATACAAAAGCAGATATTATATTTAAAGATTTTTGGCGTAGTAATGAACGTTTTGCAGATTTGTTTAATGTAGTTGTATTCGGTGGCAAAGAAGTTATTAAACCAGACGCTTTACATGAGATGGATACAGATGTTTCAGGGATTATTCAGTTGAAAGATTACAAGGAAACCCTATCCCGAACAAGAGATGTGATTAAAAAGACAGCTTACGGAGTAGAGTTTGTTGTTCTCGGAATTGAATCTCAACAGCATATCCATTACGCAATGCCGTTGCGCCATATGGTATATGATGCAATGAGT